CGGCATATGCCATCACATTTGACACGACAGACTATGCAAATGGGATCACTCTGTCAAATACTTCACGTCTGAACGTGTCGCAGGGCGGTTTGTACAACGTGCAATTCAGCATTCAATTCAAAAACACAACCAATGACACGCAAGACGCTGAGGTCTGGTTTCGCAAGAATGGCACTGACATTGCCAATTCAGGGTCGCGGTTTGGGTTGGTGCCCAGGAAAAGCTCAGGAGACCCATCCCACATGATCGGGGCTTTGAACTACTTTGTGGATCTGGCCGAGAGCGATTACCTGCAACTCATGTGGCGGCCATCAGACGTTGGCGTCTCCATCGAGCACTTTGCTGCTGGGACCAGTCCAACCAGGCCAGCGATCCCCTCAGTGATTGCCACAGTGAGTTTTGTGTCCAATCTTTCCGCATAATCCCATCATGGCACTCACCGCACTCAGAATCCCCCCAGGCGTTTACCGCAACGGCACTGAATATCAGTCAGCCGGGCGGTGGTTTGACGCCAACCTGGTTCGCTGGTTTGAGGGTACTTTGCGTCCAATTGGTGGATGGCGCAAGAGATCGAGCAGCCAACTGACCGGGTCATGCCGTGGCTTGATCACTTGGCGCGACAACTCAGGGGATCGCTGGATCGCTGCCGGGACTCATTCAAAGCTGTATGCCATGAATGAGGCAGGCACTCTCAAAGACATTACGCCGACAGGTTTGACTGTTGGCATTGCTGACGCAGCCACCAAGACCGGGTACGGGTACTCCACATATGGCAACTTTGCCTATGGTGTCCAGCGCCCAGACACTGGCAGCATCACGCCAGCAACGACCTGGAGTCTGGATACCTGGGGCGAGTACTTGGTCGCCTGCTCAGATGCCGATGGCAAGCTCTACGAGTGGCAGTTGGGATTCTCAACGCCGACCCTGGCCGCTGCCATCACCAACGCGCCAACGAGTTGCAATGCCGTGATGACAACGTCAGAGCGCTTTGTCTTTGCGCTGGGCGCTGGTGGCAATCCCCGCAAGGTTCAATGGTGTGACCAGGAAAACAATACTGTTTGGACCCCGGCAGCCACCAACCAGGCCGGGGACTTTGAGCTTGCAACTGTCGGATCTCTCAAGGCTGGCAAGCGTGTTCGAGGTGTAAATCTGCTGTTTACAGATGTTGACGTTCACGTTGGCACCTATATTGGGTTACCTTACGTCTACTCATTTGAGAAGGCCGGTTCTGGTTGCGGGTTGATCTCATCTCAGTCTGTCGCGGCCATTGACACGGCTGCAATCTGGATGAGCAAGTCAGGGTTCTGGGTCTATGACGGGTATGTAAAACCACTGGTGTCTGACGTTGGCGACTACATCTTCCAAAACATCAATTACAACCAGGCCAGCAAGATCTATTCTGTCCACAACTCCAAGTATGGCGAGATCATTTGGTTTTACCCGTCAAGTCAGTCAAATGAGAATGACTCATATGTCACCTACAACTACCGCGAGAACCACTGGGCGATTGGCAGCCTGGCTCGCACGGCTGGCACTGACCGTGGGGTCTACTTGAACCCGCTGATGGTTTCTGCTGACGGGTACATCTACGAGCATGAAGTTGGGTTTGCCTATGACTCTGTCGCGCCTTACGCTGAGTCTGGTCCTGTGGAGATCGGTTCTGGTGAGCAGGTGATGAGCGTGCGTCAGTTGATCCCTGATGAGCAGACATTGGGCGAGGTCGTTGTGTCCTTCAAGACGCGCATGTACCCCACTGCCACAGAGACAACTTACGGCCCATATACGGCAAGTCAGCCGACAGATGTTCGGTTCACTGGTCGCCAGGTCAAGGTCAGGTATACCGGGGCGGTGCTCGATGACTGGAGAGTTGGCATCAACCGTTTGGACGTGATCGCCGCTGGCAAGCGTTGAGGCTTAAAATTTGACCATGAAAGACATCAGACAAATCCTCACCGAAGACCTGGCAAAGAACTATGGTGGCTTTGCCATGACAGTTGATGCCTACTTTGATGGGTTGATGAATGCGCCTAAGACGGGTAACTTTGTTGTGCGCCAGGGTGACACTCTGATCCTGACAAAGAAGATCGAAAACAACGGCATCGAATTTCATTGCATTAACGGTGAGCGTGCAAAAGACCTTGTGTCCAACGTGCAAAAGTACCTTGATGACTTGAAGGATCATGGATACGACTATGCCGTCACGTTTTACGACAACCCGCGCATCAATGACTTGATTGCACAACTCACTCACCCGTCAGAGGTCAAGAAGATCGATGATGGATTGTTCAGAACATACGAAGCCACAATGAGGTTCAAATGGGCGCATTAAATCAACTAGGCAGTGCCGCAAGCAGTTTTGTCGCTGACCCTGTGGGCAGCACCAGCAATGCTCTGGCAAAGGTGGATAAAGACTTGAGCTTGTCTCAGAATGCACCTGCAATTGCGGCAGCAGTTGCTGCATATTATGGCGTTCCCATGGCAATGGAATATTTTGGTGCTGGCAGTGCTGGCGCTGGTGCTCTTGCGGCACAAACAGCGGCAGAAATTTCATCTGCCGTTCCCCTTGCTGGCGCTGGAACTGCCGCTGGCATGGGCGCTGGTGCTCTTGCAGCACAAACAGCAGCAGAACTTTCATCTAGTCTTGGTGGCGGTGCTGCTGGCGGTGCTGCTGGCGGTGCCGGTCTACTTAGCAGCGCAGTAAACTTTGCAAAAGAAAACCCTGCACTTGCATTAACTGGCGCAGGCTTGGCCGCAAAGGCTTTGGGTGGCAGCAGCACGCCGTCATCTTCAACAAGCTCAACGTCCATCGACCCTGACATTAAGGCCGCATATCTCCAGCAGTTGGCTGATGCCAGAACCGCTGCGGCTGGCCTTGGCACAAGGCAGTTTGAGGGGTTCACCCCAGGCTATGCCACGGCAGAGCAGCAACTCACGGCCACCGGCATTGGCGGTGCTGGTCAGCAGACAACCAACCGGGCTGCTGAACTGGCCCTTGCTGAGGCTGGTTACACACCCCAGCAGATCCAGGCCATGACGGGTGCGCAGTACATGTCTGCATACCAAAACCCTTACGAGCAACAAGTGGTGCAGGGTACGCTGGCAGACATTGAGCGTCAGCGCCAGATCGCCCAGCAGGCACAGCAGGCCAGGGCAGTTGGCGCCAGGGCATTTGGTGGCTCGCGCCAGGCAGTGGCCGAGTCCATCGCAAATGAAGACTACATGCGCCAGGCAGCCAACACTGCCGCCCAGTTGCGCTCTGCCGGGTTCACCACGGCTGCCGGTTTCGGCCAGACTGATGCTGCCAGGGCCATGGAAGCGGCCAGGGCCAACGCTGCCAACCAGATCGCTGGTGCTGGCATTCGCCAGACTGCCGTGGGCCAGTTGGGTGCTTTGGGTGCCCAGCAGCAAAACCTGGGTATGACGGGTGCGCAGGCCGTGATGACTGCCGAGCAGCAGCGCCAGCAGTTGGCCCAGGCGCGGCTTGACGCTGCACGCAACCTGGCCTCTGAGCGCCTTGGCCTGACTGGCAGTGCCCTGGGCCAGAACGTGCCCAACCTTGGCGGTACGACAACCACGCCGATCTACCGCAACCCCACAGTCAGCGGCCTTGGCGGTGCTCTTGGTGGCGCTGAATTGGGTAAATTGATAGGTGGCACTAACAACCCTCAGTACGCAGGTTATGGCGCCATCTTGGGCGGTTTGCTGGGTCTAGGTTAAGGAATCAACATCATGGCAACAATGAACATGGGCTTGCTGGGTGACTTGTTTGGTGGCGGCACGTCTGCCCTGAGCGAGTACCTGACCCCTCAACAGCAAGAGTCGATGCAGCGCCAAGCGCTGCTGTCCACCGCTGCGGCTTTGCTCCAAGCTGGTGGCCCATCTCCAGTGCCCATCTCACTGGGCCAAGCGCTTGGTGCAGGCTTGCAGGCTGGCACTTCATCCTATGGCAAGGCCCAAGAGGGTGCGATTCAGCAGTTGCTGACCCGGCAGAAGTTGGACGAGTACAAGCGCCAGATGGATCTACAAGAGCGTGTTGCTAAGATCCTTGGTGGCGGTGCTGCCGCCCCATCTGCTGGCGCACCCATCACACCAGAGCAGGCCATTGGTATGCCTGGACTGCCTGCTGGACCAACTGTTCAACGTGCTGAGATGATTGGACAGGTTGCGCCTGCTGCTCCAGCAATTCCAGCAAACGTTATCAAAGCCAATCAGTATCGTCAAATAGCAGACGTTATGGTTGCAAATAACAGGGGTGAAGACGCCAAGCGATATTTGGATATGGCTGAAAACCTTGCGCCTTCATTTGAAGAAACTGTCGGCGAACCATTCAGGGCTGCTGACAACAACTTTTATATACGCACCAAAAGAGGTGGAGTTATACCAATGCAACAACCGTTGGCGGCTAAACCTGTCGGCGCTCCTCAACAAGTAATGGGCGCTGATCGCAAACCAACTCTTGTGCAGATGTATGACGATGGAACCTTCAAGCCCATCACTGGTGTTTCTCCATTGATCCCGCCAGAAAAGATTGACACTGGCGGTGGAATAAGGTTTGAAAATCCTTACGAAATTAAGCCCGGTACGGTGTTTCCAAAGACAATCTCACCTCAAGTGGTTGGCGGTGCAGAGACGGGTTACTACATAGTCGGTGGCGGTGGCGGTGCTGGCCGAGGTGCTGGCCTGGCTGCGCCCATGCCTGCGCCTGCTGGTGCTCCTGGTGCTGTTGCAGCGCCCACCGTACCAGGTGCCGCACCTCGCGCACCTATGGCCCCGGCTGCTGGCGCTGCTGCACCTACTGGCCCCCAGCCCATCATTCCAGGCACTGGCAAAGGGTTTGCCAACGAGAAGGATCTGCGCTCTGAATTCACTGCCCAGATGAAACCTTACGTTGAGCTGGCGCAGGCATTTCGGAAAGTTGAAGCGGCTGCGCTTAATCCATCAGCAGCGGGTGACATTTCCCTGGTCTATGGTTACATGAAGATCCTTGACCCTGGATCAACCGTGATGCAAGGCGAGCAAGCAACTGCGCAAAATGCTGGTGGCGTACCAGATCGAATTCGCGCCACATACAACAAGGCTTTGACTGGAGAGTCCCTTGCAGATAACGTGAGACTTGATTTTTATTCTCAAGCAAGAAATTTGATTGAATCACAACGCCAAATGGCAGCAGATGTTGGTGACAGATACAGGCAGTATGCCGATGCATACAAGCTAGACTCAAACCAGATCGTGTTTGATCCATTCAAGCGCATCAAGACCCCGGCAGAGATTGCTGCTGATGCTGCCAAGGCAACACCTGCTGGAACTACCAAAGCGGCACCTGCGCCTTCATACGTCAATCAATTCAACCTTATCCCGAGGCCCAAATAATGGCTACGCAACTACCAAACATTGAGCGCGTGCAAGAAAACGTGCGCAGAATGCAGGCTCAGAATGCAACTCAGGCCGATGTTGTCGGATACCTCAAGACTGAGGGTTACACCCCGACCAGGTTTGAGGCAGCAGTTGCGAGCGCAAAAAAGGTTGGCGGGCCACCTGTTGAAGCTGGCTTTGGCCGGTCTTTGCTTCAAGGCTTGACGTTCAACACGGCTGATGAGATTGAGGCTGCAATGCGCGCCTTAATGTCAAAAGGCATGAGTGCTTTTGATGCCCAGCAGACCATGAGTGGTTTGGTTACTGGGCAAAAGCCACAGTCGCAGTACGAGAAAGAGTTATCCAGAGTCCGCGCTGGCATCAAGCAGTATGAGGAACAGTACCCTGGCCGTGCATTCACTGGTGAGCTTATGGGTGGCCTGCTGCCTACGGCTGCGGCCCTGATCGCGGCCCCATTCACTGGCGGTGCTACGGCCCCAGCAGCAGCAGCCGGTGCAGCTCGCACTGTTGCTGCTTTGCCAACTCTGGGCCAGACAATGGCTCGAGGTCTGGGCTATGGCGCGGCGTCAGGTGCGGCTGCCGGTGCTGGCGGTGCTACTGGTGGACTTGAGAGCAGGGTCATGGGTGGTGCAATTGGTGGTACTGCTGGTGCTGTCCTGGGCGGTGCTGCTCCAGCAGTCACTGGTGCAGTCGGTGCTGGTGGCCGTAAAGTGCTTGAGGCAACTGGTCTGATGCAAGCGCCAGACGCTGCCACCAAGGCGCGTGAACTGATTGCCAAGAAGTTGGCCCAAGAGGGTATATCACCAGAAGAACTGGCGGCACGCCAGGCTGCTGTGGTGCGGACCCTGGGGGCCAGGGACGAGACGCTGGCAGACATTGGCGGTGAGTCAATGCGCAGACTGGCACGTGGATCGATGGCGATTCCCAATGCTGCGCAGACAGATGTGCGCCAGATGCTGACAGAGCGTGCCATTGGCGCCGGTCCTCGAATCACTCAAGACATTACCGACCTCACGGCCATTGGTGCGCGTGACATTGGTGATGTGGCTGAAGAGATCATCCAGCGCAGAAGAGATGCGGCTGCACCTTTGTACAAGCAAGCATTTGAGGCCGGTGAGGTTTACTCTCCAAGAATTGACGAGCTGCTTGCAAAGTCAAAGGACATAAAGACCGCCATTGAAGTTGCTCGCGGCCTACCCCAGTTTGCTGACTTACCTGCCAACTCAATGTTGCTGCTGGACAAGGCTTACAAGTATGTGGGAGACATGGCAAACGAGGCCAGGAAAGCTGGCAAGGGAAGTCGAGCAAATGATCTGGACACTTTGCGCAATGACTTGCTTGATGCCATTGCCAACAAAGAAACCGGCATCCCAGTCTATCGTGAGGCGGTGAATACATTTGCCAGCGAGTCGCTGCTCAAAGACGCGCTCGAGCTGGGTGCAAAGAACTTCTTGCGCAAGACACCGGCAGAGATCAACCGCGAGATTAAGAAATTCCCAGGAGACGCAGAGCAGCAGATGTATCGCCTGGGTGCGGTGCAGTCAGTGCGTGACGAGATCTATGGGATGCGCGAGACGGGCAACATCGCTGACAAATTCCTCAACTCGCGTGAGATGCGGGACCGTATGCGTACAGTCTTTAACTCTCAAGGCGAATACGAGACGTTCATCAAGAACCTGGAGCGTGAGCGCCAGATGGCCGTCACCAGGGCACGCATTGAGGGTGGCTCGCCAACTGCGCCGATCCAGCAAGACATTGCTGAGTTGCAAGCTCAATCGCCATCAGAGATGCTGCGAGCTGGCGCTCAAATGGCCGGTGGAGACTTAATGGGTGGCGCTACCAACTTGATGCGCCAGCTCGCACCTCGCCTTCAAGGCATGAATGAGAATGTGGCAGAGCAAGTGTCGCGCAGCGTGCTTGATCCAAGATTCACCCAACAGCAAGAATTCTTGTTGGGTTTAACTCCACTCATGGACCAACTACGCAGACAGGCGCTGCAACAGCAGACCCGTGCTGTTGGCACGTCCACAAGCGCAGGTCAGATGGTCCCAGGCTTACTCGCAGATTGAGGTGAAATGATGGCGACTGGTCTACTGGATTACCTCGAGGCAATTGGTGAGACAGGTGCAACCTTGGGAAGCGGTGCCGCTGCCACATTGGCCGGTATTCCTTACGGCATCATGCAAAACATCAGGTCAGGTAAGTACGGCACAAAGGAAGGCGTCAAGCTGGCCGACAAGGCCACTCAAGACTTCATCAAGCAGTACACCTATGCACCTCGCGGCCAGATGGCCCAGAACGCGCTGCAAAGCGTTGCTGGCCTGCTTGAATCCACCAAGCTGCCACCAGTATTGCCAGAGGCCGGGTTGCTGGCCGCGATCCCCAAGGGCACGTATGCCTCACAGTTTGAGCGTGCCGGTATGGCAGCAGAGCGTGCCATGGAACCAGTTGCGGCCAACGTGATGGCGCGGGGCGGTCTGCCTGCTCAGTTGTTGCAGGATCTGACGCAGGGGACCGTGAGAAATGTTTATCTGCCAAATACACCAAAAAAGCCAAACCCATTGGTTGGAACTCGATATCAGACTGAGCAGTTGCCTGGCATTGTGCCGAGACGGCCAGTTGACTATGAGCAGATGCGTGGCGGCAGCATCTTCACTTACCCAACTGATCAACTAAGTCGCAATGTCAAAGTCACCAATGTCAGCGACATACCACTTGGGAACAACTCATTCGTCACCCCAGGCGGGTTGATGTACATGATGGATGAGAACAACATTGCAAAATTTATTGGCTATGCATCCAATGAGGCAGCAGCCAGATCGCAAAACAATCGAGCTTTGCAGGCCATAGAAGAAAACCTAAAGATGGGCGGCACTGGGCGGGTGTTTATGGCCCCGCACACAATGCCTAAAGGTGGTGAGAACTTCTCAACAGGTCCAACGCTTGGCCTTTTGTCATTGATTGATGCGACAAACCCAAGTCCTAAATTACTGGATCAAATATCGGATCAGATGAGAGCAATGACCGTGAAGGGTACGCCTGGAAAATACAAAGACTTTGTCGGCTTGAATGACCCGATGGCGCGTTTGCAATTACTGACCGGGGAAGGATTGGATGTTGGCAGCCCTGGAGACTTACGTAAAGTATTTGTGGACAAGATGAGCAACGTGGCGGCAGAAAAGGGTCTTGGATTTAACTACGCCGATCTGCAAAACGCAATGCTTGATCCCAATGTGATGAACAAGCAGCCATTTTTGATGGGTGACTCAATCTTTGAGGCATTGCCAAAGCTGGGTATTTCACCAGGCACTCATGGCGCTTATGGCTATAACATTCCTGGCGTATTCTTGGGCAACACCAGGGGCGCACCAATCAGCGAATTTATGCAGCCCGTGTACAACCAGATTTTGCCAACGCAAATGAATAAGCCAGGCCCAAGTTATCAAAAGGCATCTCTTGAAGATCTGTTCACTCAGATCCAACTTCCAGGCGATATCCCAGTTGGCCGAGCATATGCAGATCCGAACCAATTAACTCGCGGCAAGCTGTCCACTGCTGGAGAGAATATTTCCCTGTTTATGGATGACAAAGAGATCAAGCGACTCAAGACTCTTCTTGGGGACTAGTCACCATGATGATGTAATGCTGGAGAGCGCGGATGGCCTCCTCAGCAATAGCTTGCTGCTCTGCGCCATCCATATTGCCAATAACGGCATCAGGCTGAATGTCGATGTTGATACCAAAATCAGGTATCAGTTGCACGTCTAAAACAATTTTCACTTCACTTCTCCAAAGAACGCAGCCACCAGAGGATCGCGTCTGATCTTCACTTTACGGCCTCGATCACGCGCCTGTCTGAAGGCTTTGTCATCGAGGGACTCTTTACGCCGCCACTTGCGCACTCTGTCGTTGACGCTACTGGGCAAAGGCTTGATGGCATCAATGCCAATGCCGTACCTGTAAACCGCCACCGGGATGCCCCTGACCTCTGACCGGGTCCACTCTTGTATGTGGACCAGGTGCTGACGGCGCAGCCGGTTGATCAGCAGCCTGGCAGACCTGTCGGTGCAATGGATCGTCTCAGCCACCTCCGCTGATGTCAGGCCAATGTCGGTGATGGCCTTGATCAAGCGGGGGAGCTGGGCAGACTTCATTTGGCAGCGGCAATGACTTCAAGCTCAAGGTCTTTGACCCTCTCGCGCAAGAGCTGCATCTCCTGGTCCATGTCCCGGTACTTGCGCTCCAGGCGCTCGCGGGTGAATGTCTCGCCATGAACGTATCCGATCAGCGTGCCGTTGGTGATGGCCTTCCTGATGATCTGCTCATACTCATGCCTGCTGAACATCACCCCTGCAGTGCCGCCAGGGGCACGCATCTTGTTGACCTCGAGGTCGATCTGTTGTTGCATTGTTTCGCTCATTTTTCCCTCGCCTTCAGCATTGCGTCTGCCATCTTGTATGCCCACCATGAAACTTCACCATCTTCAATCATTGGTCGAACATTAGGGGCCGTTATAAGTGATTGCATCGCCTTTGCCGCAAAGTAGTCACGCAAACTCATGCCTGCATCTGATGAACTGGGGACGCAACCCAACTGGGCTGCCATATCTGGGTGCACGGGAAACGCTGGCCCACCTAATTCTTTGCTGTTCATACTCAAGCCCTCCAGACCAAGCAGTCCATCGCCACCACGATCAGGCCAATGAGGCTGATCACGCGGATGATCTTCTCAGCGGTGCTGCACTCATGGACGTGGATCTCAATGGCGGCGCCATTCTCGAGCGAGTTGGGGAATGCCTCAGTAAATGTCCTGGGGAACTTGCGGGTTGTTTCATTTGCCATGGTTCAATTCCTTTAATTTGGTTTCGATTGCATCAACTATTTTTCTGCCGCTTTTTGACACTGGCCCACCACCGCCATTTAATCCAAAGTGATACCGCAATACATCGTCTGCCAGTATTTCCCTATCGGTCAACCCAACCCAGGGACGCTTTGAGTAACGCTCTTGAGGAGTCTGAGGAACGCCCCGAGTAATCGGCTGTATTCGATCAAACATCTTTTTTCCAAGATCATAAAATTCTTTGTCTTTGCCCGTACTGTTGTCAATTGCCATGATTTCACTCCTTGTTTGCATATTGATCACATTACACCTCTCATCTCCCAGCCCAGCAAAAAGTAATTCCAGCGGGTGGTGATGTTGGGGTTGGTGAACTTGGTCCCGTCCCAGGCCAGATCTGCTGGGGTGTAGCCCTTTGAGATCATCAGGGCCATGAAGACTTGTTGTGCTTTCATTGATTCTTGCTCCAATATTTGTCGTTTGCGCCAGCCACTCACAGCGCGTGATACCCATAAAGAAAAAGCTCCACGGCCACCCGGCACAGGAACCCGATGAAGGGCAGCATCAGTGCCAGTGCCAGTCCAAATTTGAATGCACTCATTTTTGCTCCTTTTGTTTTTGGATTGACTCGCGCAACTGCTGGCGCAGCCAGTTGACACCGCCCAGGCGTTTCCATTCTTTGTGCTCTTGGGGTCTGAGTCTGGCGCTAATTGATATGGTCACGCCGGTCAAATCACTCTTGGGTCTGGGCATCTTCATCCTCATCAGTTGGGGGTTGGTCATCAGGGTTGTAGTCTTTGCGGCCAGTGAGGATCTGACCCCACCGCCACTCTTCATAATCGAGGTCTGAGTACATACATCTCCTTGTTGTTGATATGCCGATCATACACTCATTGACTAAGTCATCAAATCCCATACAAGTTGATCAACTATTAACCCCATACAATGACCCTGGCGGGTTCATCCTCCCGCTGATTGCACCGGGAACTCCACCCGTTGCGGTTGCCATTTAGGGGGCCGGTCATCACTGTCTGGCCCCCATTTTTTTGACTACTTGCACAAGTTGTCAATTTGGGGTTAACATGCAAGACATGAAAACAACCAACAACCCCATCCGAGACGTTATGTCCAAGGCCAGTGCCGCAGGCTACTCGATGGCCGATGTCTGCCGAGTCGCAGAGATCGACCAGAGTCAAGCCAGCAGGTGGCTCAGTGGACGCACCAAGCCACTCTATGCCTCTGTGGTGCGCCTCAATCAGGTCGTGGATGCCATGGTAGCGGCCAGGCTGCAAGTGCTCAACAAGGCGCTGGACGAGGCGCTCAAATGAGGCACATTGGCATCGACCCTGGTCTATCTGGCGCCATCGCGGTGCTCACAGATGACTCGCTCCAGATCCACGATATGCCGGTGATGACCGTGGACAGAAATGGCAAAGCCAAGCGGCAGGTGTCAGCAAATGAGCTGGCCGAGCTGC